AATGAAATGATAATTATAGGTAAAGGTAATAAAGAAAGAACCGTACTATTAACTGATAAGGTTGTAGAATTAATAAAAAATTATCTTGTAGATAGAAATAAATCTAAGTATAAAGACAGTCCATATTTATTTATATCTGAACGTGGATATAAATTATGTCCAGAGACTATAAATGATATTTTTGACTACTATAGTACACCTAAAAATAAGATTAGACCACATCAGTTAAGGCATAATTATGCTTCTACTGTTGTAGAGAATAATATACTTACTTTACCTGAACTACAGAATCAATTAGGTCATAGTAATATTAATACTACTGGATTATACACTCATGCTAGAAAAGATACTATAAAGAAGAAAATTAATAAGTTATGTATTGGTTATTAATATACCCTCATTTCGCAACTTACGTTGCTCATTCCCTAAATGGAATTATATAAATATAAATAATATTTTTTCAGGTTGCTTTATAGTACATTAGAAGTACAATAGTTTAATTTAGCACATACTATAATAGAGTATATTTGTTCGTACCTGAAAAAATAAGCAACAAAGTATTTTGTTGCTTTAGTATGTTAGATTATTTATAACACCCCCTAAGCTTCATGACTATCGTCCTTCGCTTCCCCCTCTAAGGGGGATTAATTATAAATATAATATTGACAAATTTTCTCTTTAGTATATAATATAAGTAGAGGTGATGATATATATGTTTATTTAGTTGTAGAATAGTAATATAAATTTTTCATTGTAGAATACAGAAAAGAGTGACCAAATTCAAAAAAATTGCTTTCTAATACTTGATATTACTGCGTTTGAAGTATTTTTTTGTTTTCCCTATTTTGGGAAAAATATTGCGTTTTTGTCACAAATTTTGGGAAAGCGTTTTAAAAACGTTGATATTACTGCATTTGAAGCACATTATAATAACGAAAGGAGTCTTAAATTATGGAAAAAGCCAAAATAATTTCTGTTGCTACAGGCGAAATAATAGGTAGTTTAGAAGAAAGTGATAGGATAATAAAAAGAAATACTACAGAATATTTAGAAAGAACAGAAGAATGGAAAATTGAAAATTTTTATAAAGGCAATATAGATGAAATTGTTGAGTGGATAAAAGATTTATCTATGGCAGAAAAGGCTTTTTTGTTTAGTATAGTTCCATACATATCATATGAAGACTGTCACTTACAATATAGAAATAAAAAAGATATTGATATAAAAGACATGATTAAAGTTACTGGATTATCTAAAAATACAGTGTATTCTGTAGTAAAAAGTTTAAAAGAAAAAGATATTTTATATCAAGGTGAAAATAGTTCAAATAGACAATGGTTTATTAATCCCTGGTTGTTTTGTCGTGGACAAAGACTTAATAAGGTTTTACGTACTATGTTTAAAAATTATAGAATAAGAGTACTTGGAGGTAAAAAATGGGCTGATATTCAAAAGAATGATTAATATGTATCAAAATACAATTTTAATATATTGTAATGTTGACTAGGAGGAATAATGTATGATAGGAATATACGAAATCAAAAATAAGATAAACAATAAGGTTTACATTGGAAGTTCTAATGATATAGAAAGAAGATTTAATGAACACAAAATGAAGTTAAACAACAAAAAGCATCATTCATATAAATTACAAAAAGATTGGGATGAATTTGGAGAAGGTGCATTTATTTTTAATATTATAGAATTGGTAGATGAAGAAAATCTTTTAAAAGACAGAGAACAATATTACATTGATTATTTTGATAGTTGTAATAATGGATATAATGTTTCTGCAATTGCAGATAGACCAGATAAAAATTACTTATTTGATAAAGAAAAAGGTTATCTCTTTAAAAATAAATCATATTACATTCAGTTTTTTAAAACAGAAGATAATATATCAGACAAAGTTAGCGACTTTGCTGATATAGGACGCTTGCATGTTTTAGCTGAAAATACATATGCAGATACAAATATGATTGCTTATTATAAAAATAAAAAATATTATCCTGCTGGAATAAAAGAAATATCTGAAATGATTAGATTGTGTGAAAGAAACACTAAGGATTTTGTAAAAAGAATGATTGACTTAGGGATTATGGCTAAAGCCATAGTTAATTTCAATGAACAGATTGACGTTCAGTATTATCTCAACCCTTTGTATTTTCTTTCAAGTAAATATTTGAGCCCAGGACTCTATATGTTGTTTAGAAAACAATTAGATGAATACTTACCTCAATGGGTAATAAAAAAATTTAATGAATGTATTAACGCTGCTAAAAAAGGGTGATACTATATAATGGGAGTATATATGATTAAAAATAAAATAAATAATAAAATTTATGTTGGTGGTTCAACAGATGTTCAAAGGAGATTAAAAACCCATATCAATGATTTGAATAAATATGGTAAGAATAATTTTGAGTTTAGCGTTCTGGAAGAGTGTGATAATTCTTTATTAGCAGAACGTGAAGAATATTGGATTAATTATACCCAAGCATACTCATTATTCAATGAAAATTTATAAAATATTAATATAATATTGTTGACATATTTTTAATTATCTGCTATAATAAAATTAGGAATTAACCTATTCTCTATTGTGCGAAGAAAGAAGGTGATATAATTAATACAAATTTATTTCGGTAAATTTTATAAATTATTAATATAAAATATTAATATAATATAGGAGGTAATATATGAAAATAGATTTGTATGGCAAACTTAAAATGAATGATAGTGGTGAATACATAATAGACAGAATTAATTTAACTAAAGTATTAAAAAAAATATATTATAGTGAGCGTCCTTTCTTATCTATTATAGTCGAATCAGAAACCAGAACATTGTTTAAATCTAAAGGCGAATTATATTTTGATAAAGATGATTATGGAATTTGGTGTTGGTATGTAAACGGAGAATGTTTAGAATCTGTATTATTCAATCACACAGAAGAAGTAGTGGATATTATCATAGATACAAATACAGAAGCGGAGGATGTACAGGATGAAATACAAGAACTTATATATGCATGAATTAGATAACAATGCCAATGCCATAATTATACCTGCTAAAACTACATACTGTGTGAAGTGCGGTAAAAAATTAAATGAAGATAGTTTGGACAGATTTTGCGATAGTGAATGTCGTAAGGAATATTATGCTGAAATAAGAAAAGACATTGATTCATTAGAAATTTAGGGAGGTTATTGTATGAGAAGTGGAGTATTGCCAAATGGTAAAAAAGATAGAGAACATACACAGTGGGAAATACATAATAAGAAAGAACAGTATAAGAAATATGAATATATTAATATATATCAAAACGGAGACATGCACGATTTCTATAAAACCATAAAGAATATACCTATCAAATAAAAGTTTTATTCAAAAAATGGAGGTTATATATGAAAAATTTTCTGCATTTGTTTGTTGGAAGTATGTGTATCATTGGATTTGTTAATAGTATGATTTTGTGTTATAAATATGATTCAAATTGGAAAATATCATTGTTCTGCATATTTATGGGACTAGTAAGTTGTATGGCTGCTATTTCTGAAATAAAAGACTATTTAAAATATTAATATAAAAATATGCTATTATAGTAACCTACTTCCTACTCTATTTAGATTTGGAGGAATATATATGACACTTTTGCTTATGTTGCCATTTTTGATATTGGCATTAGCTACAAATAAGACTTTTAGTAGTTTTGTATTTGGTATGTTGTTAGTATTATTGTTTTTGTCAGGTTATGTTGGAGCAATTGTAACAATCATTATATTAATAATAGCATTGTTGTATTGGTTAGCAAGATATAATTGATTGGAAGATTTTTTGTACGAGTAAACAAGATACGAAATGTTTTATATATAAATCACCAAGAATACTCACACTTCTTTAAGTGAGAGATGAATTGGTGTTTAATATAAACTAGGGTAGGAACTATCCGATGTGAGGCTCGTGGAGGTAGTAGGTTACGAGGCTGATGAAGCGAGAATCTCCCACTTATAGAAGTGGGAGAGGTTCAAATGAGTAGGAAGAAATTGAGCAAATGATAAAAATATCTATCAATACATTTTTAGATTGGAGGAATTTGTATATGATAAAAGTACAAGCAGAAAATATAAAAAATAAAAACCAAGTAAAATCTATATTGGATTCTTTAAAACCTATTAATAAGTATATTGATACTCTTGATGAAGATGATCCTAGATATGAGTATTTATGTGAAAAGGTTGAGGAAGTATATTTAGAAATAGATGAAGCATTAATTGGTTGTGAAGAATTTTCAGAAGAAAATATAGCAAATGCAACAATTAGAATAATGATATATTGGGATTATATTAAAGGTAATATTTCGTGGGATAAATTTGTGTCAGAAATTAAGAAATGTTCAAGCAAAAAATTATTAATCAACTTAGATTAAGGAGGACTATATATTGCCTAATAGACAACTATATACGATGAAATTTAAGTCTTTAAGACTAAAGGAATATAATTACAACATTACGTTAACTCCAGAAGAAGCAAGAGAGAATGGTGAATTAGTTGCTTTATCAGATAATCAGATTCTCAGAAGCATAAGAAAAATACATAATAGACAAATAGATTATAATTTACTTGAACAATGGTATAAAGAAAGGGATTTATTAAAAAAACAGAAGCATTCTAAAGAAAATGCTGAAAGAATTGCAGAATTGCAAAATAATATTACAAATATGATGTTTGTGCCTGAATATATAACTATAGTTATGGAACATCCTAGTCATTATGAATATTTATATTATAATGGATTAATGCTCAATAATAAAAAATATATTAGATTTTCTTCTTCTGCAAGCCAAAGTAGAGTTTCAACAGTTGTGTTCTGCGAAGAAGAAACAGCTAAAAAATTAAATGAAATATTGGATAATGGCAGGAATAAAAATAAACCGCTTTGTCCTTCTAAATTTAATGCTTATAAGGGATTAGCAGGGTCGTCTACAAAAGTTGTTAGTACACCACGTTTTTGTGTAATTCCCGATTATAAAGTTAAGCAATTAACTAAAGTTAATTTTGTGACAGAAACGGGTTTGGATGAAGACGATATAATTGAAGTTAAGGAAGTAGAATTAGAATATAATAGATTTGATGGTCAAGGTTTAATTACATATAAAAAAGCAAAGGAATGGGCAGAAGAATTAGGCTTAGGATATGTTCCTGCTCAATGGTGTATTCGTCAAAATTATATTAAAGGTATGTTATGTGTATTTCCTATTGAAGATTTTTGTAAATATAAGAATAATGGTAACTATTTGATAGACACAATTTATAAGGACGAAAATGGCAATCCAATAAAAGCAGATTTGAGAGAAATAGACGTGATTTTATCTGAAAGTCAATTTAAACTTTGGGATAGTTTTAATAGTTTGGAGGAATATAATAGAAATTGTGAATTAAATGATTTGAGATGGGGAGTAGCACTTGTATCACCTAAAGAACCTGATGATATTTTAACTATGAATTACCAATTTTTACAAACATTAAATTTTAATAAAGAAGATATAAAGAATGTTTGTAGTCAATTTGTGGATTGGATACAAGGAGTAAATTTTGATAATATATATTACACATTATTATTTTTAATGGGAGAAAATTTGTCACAAGAAAAAATTCAATCTTATTTTAAGAGAGATGATAATTATTGGATTAAAAGTTTAATTGTTAATCATGATGTTAGAAGTGACAAGTATATTAAAAATAAGGTTTATAATTATATAAAAACAAAAATTAAAAGGGGATGTCTAGGCGAAATAATTGTAGACGGAAATTTTCAAGTTTTAGTTAGTGACCCATACGCTTTTATGGAACATGCTTGCGGATTTAAAGAGGTTAAAGGTCTTTTAGGTAAGAACGAATATTATTGCAATTATTGGAATAAAAAGGGTGTTAAAGAAGTTGATTCGATGAGAGCACCTCTTACCTATAGGTCTGAACATTTGAAACTAAAACTGAAAAATAACAAAGAATTAAGAAGATGGTATAGGTATTGCGATGTTGCAGGTGTGATAGTAAATATACATGGGTGTGAAACACTTCATTGGGCAGGCAGTGATTTTGATATGGATATTATAGCCACAACCTCAAATAAAACTATTTGTAATTCTATATTTAAAAATGAACTACCTGTGGTTTATGAAGTACCTAAACCAGAAAAGAAAATAATCACTGATTATGACTTATATCAGGCAGATTTATTTGCTTTTGGTTCTATAATTGGTTCTATAACTAATAAAAGCACAACAGCTTATGCCCTACTTCCTATGTTTAAAAAAGGAAGTAAAGAATATGAAACCTTAATGAATCGTATTAAGATGTGTACTAAATTACAATCAGCACAAATTGATAAAGCAAAGATTGGGAGAGAAGTAAAAGGTATACCTAGCATATGGGTTGAAAAGCAAAAGATAAACAAAGATGATAGCGAAGAAGTTAAAAAACATAAAAAATTCTTAAATAGCATTTTACTTGATAAACACCCTTATTTCTTTATATATCTTTATAAAGAAACTTACAATAAGTATAAAAAATATAAATTAAGCAATGATTTATCTTGTAGACAAAAATTTGGAATATCTATAGATGAATTATTGCAGAAAGAAGATTGTACCGAAGAAGAAAAATCTTTTTTAAATGCTTATAAGAAGTATTTGCCTGTAATAGATAGTGATTGCTTAATGAATAGATTGTGTAAGTATATTGAAAGTATAAATTTTAATATTAAAGAAAAATTAAAAACTGATGATAAAGAAGATATTTATAAATTATATATGAATGATACTATTCCAAAAGATAATAACAAATATAATGAAGTTTTAACGGAGTATAAGTCTTTTATGAAAGAGTTGCGTGATTTAGGTAATATGGGTATAAATAGTAATTCTTCAAAAGAAAAATATGATGAAGATTTAGGGAGAGAAGTTAATAATATTTATGAAAGTTTTAAAAATAGAATGTTGAAGATTTGTTCTAATGCTTATGAATTAACAAATTATCTTGTTGAAATTTTTTATTGTGAATACAAAGGGTCAAATAAAGATATTTTATGGAATACTTTTGGAAAGTATATATTTGAAAACATTAAAAGAAAGAATATGAAACCAGTACTCTTCCCTATTCCTAATGATAATGGAGACATTGTGTATCTTAACAAAAAATATAAATTGGAAGAGGTGATTATTTGATTCAATATAAATATAACGAAGAAGAATATGCAAAACAAATAGAAAAAAATGGATTTTTAACAAAGTATCATATGTATGAGTTAACTATTTTGGTTAAGTATTGGAAAAGTCAAGGTATAAAACCAAAGCAACGAAAAGAAATGATTTATGAGTTTTGTGAAAAACATATAGAAAATTTTAATAAAGTGAAATATTTTAGAAAAATAAATACAGTTTTAAGGAATGGCAGTAAAAAAGATAATCCTTTAATTATTATCAAAGAAATACCTATTACTGATAGAGAAATTGAATATATCAACAATTTGGATATTGATTATAATTATAAAAAAGTATTATTCACACTTTTAGTTAACAATAAAATAAAAAAAGAAGTTTGCAGGATAAGATATGGAGATGTGCTTAAATTTAATTATGTTGGTGGTAAGCAAAAATATTTTAATGAGATATTTGAAATGTCGAAAATACCAAATACATATAAAATTAATAATGTAATAAATTACCTTTCAAATAATGGATATATTGATATAAGAACTAAAGGAAAAATTAATTTATTGTTTGTAGAAAGCATTGAATCAAGTAATAAAGTAGTGTTTAATATTTCTACATTTGATAATATCGGATATTATTTTGATTGGTATAATGGAGATGAAAAAATAATTAGATGTGAAAATTGTGGAAAATTAATAAAGCAAACATCAAACCGTAGAAAATATTGCAGTAGTTGTTGGAAGGATAAAGAAAAAGAAGATAATCGAAGATATGCTAGAGAAAGTATGCGTAGAATAAGACAAAGAAGAAATGTTAAGGGTTTAGAAAATCCCGCAAACCTGCATGAATAGTGGATTGTAAGAAAAAATTGAATTTTTTATATAATGGAAGGATATTAATATAATATTTGGTTAAACCACAACTAATCAAAATGTGGATCTAACAAAGCATAGGGTATGTCCTGTCGAGATGATAGTACCTCTACCCTACCCTATTTCACATGAAAGGAGTATATATTTGGTTAAAATAAGCAAAGAACTTTTTAAGGAATTGCAAAAACTTGGCTATATTAAATTTAGCAAGCATAGCAAGAATTATAGAAAGTCAAAAAGATATAGATATGTTGAAGATTCGGTATTGAAAAAATATAAAAAATATTTAGGCTGATGTTGGCGTATCAACAAATACTAACGAAGGGAATGTGCTTATGCAATATGAGAAAGTATTCATAGACACAAATGTGGTTCTTTCTCCTACTTTTAATTTTAACAAATACAAAAAAGTTTATATAGCCATAACTTCCATTGAAGAATTAGATGGATTGAAATACGATGAAAAAATTGGCTATCAAGCTAGAAAAGCAATTAAAAATATTATTAAAGCTAATAATGTGGAAGTTAAAATTAATCATTCATTTAGTGGTACAAATAAATTTTTTGAACACAAAAATGATAATATAATACTTGCTTTTGCTTATGAAACATATACTTTAGATAATGAG